ATTTTAGTAAATTGGGTATTGAACCCGAACTAATTTTGAAACTTGAAGCTAATGAAATTAGTTTAGATGAAGCCGTTACCGGGTACGTTTCAAAACTTGAAAAAACCGTACAAGAACGCTTAGGCAAACAGATTGAAGAAGCTAAAAGCGCTGAACTATTTGGTGCGGCATACGCTAAAACAGAAAAACAGATAGCTGATGCTTTTGGTATTGACCTAAAGAAATATGAACCAGTTGATAAAAAAGATAGGTTTAAAACTATTGTTTCTGATTTAAAGAATAGTCAATTAGAAATGATTGAAAAGCTGAAATCTGAATACACTTCAGCCGATGCGCAAAAGTTGCAGCAATTAACGCAACAATTAGAATTAGCCAATGCAAAGCTAACAGAAAAAGAAATGCTAATGCAACAGGCTATAAAAGAAGAACAGGGCAAATTTCAAAACTACATTAAGAACCAGCAAATAGATAAAGTTCGCGGTTCGCTTGTTGAAACTGTTAAAAATCCACGTTTAGCGCCTAAAGAAATGCGCGCTATATTAGAAGCAGAAATACGTGAACGTGGTTTTGATTTTGAAATTGATGCTGATAATAACATATGGGTTAACAAAGATGGCAACCGCGTAAAGCATCCATCTAAGCCAACGGAAAATCTAAAGTATGAAACATTGTTTGAAATTATAGCAGCTGAATATAACTTTGAAAAGCAAAGTAACGGCGGCCAAACAAAAAGTTTTGAAATTGATGAAAAATCAAAAAGCGGCATACACCCCGCGCGTTTGAAATATTTACAAGAAAACGGTTTAATTTAGTTTAGTTTTGTTTGAAAGTTTGGGCAGTCAGAAATGGCTGCCTTTTTAAATTAAAAAACCCCGCTGTTTTTGCGGGGTTAATTTTTTAGTATCTAAGACTTATTTTATTTCTGCTTCTAAAATTATAAATATCTTCAATTAGAGTTTTATATTGCTCACGATTAGAACAATCTACTAAAGCAGTAGGTTGTAATCTTAGCTTATGCATAAACTCATTAAAATCAAAATTATCATTTTGAAACAAAGTTAATAAAGTTCCAATAAATGTACTTCTATTATAATTACTATAATAAGGTTGTATCATTCTAATTTTATTTGCCCATTCTTGACCTAATTCAAAGTCTTTGCCAATCCATGTACCTTCTTCAAAAACTTGTTTTGTATTAATAATTTTATTACTTCCATTTCTAAATTTATTCGATAAAACATAAGTTGCAGAACTTGAAACATTAGAACACAAAGACAAACAATCTGTAAAAAGTAAATCTTGATTTTTATTACAAAAATCACGCAACTTAATATATGATTCTATGCCCATGTTTGCATAACCTTCCATATAATCTTTTTTAGTCCAATTCTTTTGATTTAAATTTAAAGTATGAACTTCATTTAAAGTATAGCCATTTAAAATTATGTAATAAACAAAAGTACCTACTTCTTTTGCTGCCATTAAACGATGCTGACCATCTATAACTTCCATTTTTTCATTTATCAAAATAGGATTGCATTTCATTCCATAAACTCTAATAGAATCTGCTAATCTTTTAATGTGCTGCAAATTTGGAACTCTATTTCCATCAATTGTTTTAAAAATTGATAAATCATCTGTTTTGTAAACCATGTTTACTAATTCGCTTTTTTGAACGTGGTTTTTTACCATTGGTTCGCTTTGAAATGTATTCATAATAAATATGGGTTTAATAAGTCCGCCCAGAACTATAATTATATAATGTCACAAAATTACTAACTGTTTTTAAACTGCAAAACTTTCTATAAAAAAATTATAAAATTATTTATTTTAAAACATATTATCTTTGCAGTAACGACCTCTCACAAAATAGGGTGCTGCGGCACAGAAAAAAAACAGAACGCTGGCAGCGTGGAAAATGCCAAAACAAAAACAATTTTTTATATTATTAAATTACAATAAATGTCAACTATAAAACTCGCTGATGCGTGGAAAATTATAGACATATCGCTAAATAATAATAGCGGCATGCGTTCTATGCCATCTCCAAACATCGGTCTTTTGCAATTGCTTGTAAGTGCTGCTAATAAGTCAGCATCTCAGGTAAAACTTGGCAACGTTCAAGCCGTTGAACAAGGTAACGGTAAAGTATACAAAGTATCACGCCGTTTTTTTCCGCGTCTTTCTGAATCTAACGCTACTTCACTTGAATATTGCCCTACTGATGGCGATGTAGTAAAGCCGCTTTATGATGAGGTAGAAATTACTAACAAAACAGTTTCTCAGAAAATTAAAATTGATGATGAACTGATTCGTTGTATCAAAGAAAGCCGCGCTGATTATCAAAACAGCTATGTTAATGAAGTTCTTAGAAACCATATTAACAAGTTAGGTAAAGAAGTTGCAACGGTTGTTGCAAATGGCGGTTTCGTTGGTAACTTCGTTAAATGCGATTGCGCTTCACCTGCAGTTACTTCTAAGTCTTTGCCTTTGTTCCTTTCAAGTGGTTTAGGTATTAACCCTGTTGGTGAATCTATTTTAGATAGCGACCGCAAACAAGCAGAAATTGAACAACAGCTTATTTTGGTAGGTGGTACTTTGTTGGACCAATACCGTAAAGCACGCGCAATTGCAAGCGGTAACGATGCTGGTTTTGATGCTTCATTACTTGATATTACACGTTCAATTTTCTACGATACTAATTTAGGCGCTGCATTCGGTAACACTAACGAAATTATCGCAATGGCACCGGGTGCGCTTCAGCTTATCACATACGCAAAAAATAAAGGTCAATTTAGCTATGACTTTGAAGACCAAATGCGTACTACAGTTGTTGACCCTTGGTTAGGTATTGAGCATGACGTTTTAATGTCTTACGGTAAATGTAATGAAGAAATCGAACTTTACATCCAATTCGCTACTAACTGGGCGGTAGTTGGTATGCCTAAGTGTTGGGCACAAAATGACTGCCTATTTGATGGCGTATTAGACGTGTTCAAATATGAAGTTGTTTGCGCTGACACAGGATATTGCGACATTGAACCAGCTTGCGGTGCTACCGGTGCGCCTGTTGCTACTGATGCTCAATTCTGCGAATCAGCTGAACAATGCGAAGTTGCATGCCAAGCTAACTTCTACAGCAAATCTGTAACAGGTGAACTTTTCTCAGGTGATGAAATTGATGTAACTGATGCTGTTGCTATTCAAATTAACGGTTTGCCTATTTCTGTAGGTGGTTCTTTTGATACAGGAACTGAATCGGGTGCTAATGCTTACGCCGCCGCCGTTCAAGTTGCACTTGCTGCCGCTGGTTATGTTTATAGCGTATCAGGTGGTTGGGATGGTACAGGTTTAACCCTTGCAATTTTGACTACAGGTGCTGTAACTTCGGTTGTAGTTGTTTCTGCTACAGGTGCTGATGTTGCCCTTACAGTTTCTACTGAAACACTTACAAATGTTTATGATGCTTCAACAGCTTCAACAGGTGCAACACTTACCGACCTTGCATGGACTTTGCCTTCTGCAACTACATTTAACGGTACGCCAACTGAATCAATTATAGGCGTAACAAATGTATTCGGTTTAGTAGGTAACTTCTATACTACTTTAGCAGGTTCTGCACAACTTATCATTACTGATAGCGTTGATTGCGAAGATACCGCAAATAAAACAATTTAGTTCTAATGACCAGGGGCGGGAAACCGCCCCTTTTTAAAATATAAACACATGGTTAACTATTCAAAAAAAATAGCACAGGCACTTACAATAATTCGTAAATATTACGGCGCTATAAATGTACAGCGTACAGATAACGAAGACGTTGTATATCTATTCGACTATACAACACAAAAGAAAACAATTGGAAGCGAAAAGATTAACAAGGCTGTCGAAAAGGCTGTAAAACAAAATGATTTTCCTAAAGATATTTATTATTCTGAGGGCCTATTATCAATTATTAAAATAGAAGAAAATGTACAACAATACGAACAAGCCGAAACCATCGAAGCCGATGAAACCGTTGAAGCCGAAGAAATAACCGAAACTGAAAAGCCAAAAAAACGCGGTCGTAAAAAACAAACTGAAACAGAATTAGATGCTGAATCTTAATACACCTACTTGTTTAGAAAACTACATAATAAGTCTAAACGGCTGTTATGCGCCTAATACAGTACCTAGCAGCGGTTATTATTTAGAAAACCTTGAAGGTTTGACTATAAATAATGTAGCCGCGGTTAGTTCTGAAGCGCTTGTTTCTGCGACCTTAACGGTTCAGGAAAAGATGTATTTTGCAGCCGATGTAGTTGAAAAACGTTTAAAGGCTGTTCTAAATGCGCGTGGTATTAAACTTAACAGCATAGGTTCAAAATATTCAGTTTGTGGTGTATCGAATGTTATTGATATGCCTGTTGCATTTAATCGTGGCATAAAGATTTCTAAAAAGTGGATAGATAGCCCGCAAAGCCGTATTTATATTGATACAGTTAAATTTAAAGCATCGAATAACGGCAATAGCACAATTTACGTTACAGATTATGTTGGCAATATATTATTTAGTCAGGCTGTTTCTGTTTTTGCAGATACAGAAATGCACATATTTATTAAAAAATCGTTTAAAGAAGACCTATTATTAGTAACTATTGACACTACTAATATATCGCCTTATCTGTACACATGTAATGCTTCAACGAACTGCAAGCCATGCGGCGATACGGTTTTAGATGTGCAAGGTTGGAATGGCATAGCAGCACAACCGCAAGGCTATTTAGGTGCGTGCGTGCGTGTTGATTGTGTTGACACTGATATTATATGCCAATTTTTAGACCGTTTAGGTATGGCGATTCTGTACCAAACAGGCGTACAAATTTTAAAAGAATGGGTATCGCCTAACAACCGTTTGAACCTTATTAAAACGCACGGTAACGAATGGGCTAATATCAAAATAACAGAATGGGAAAACGCAAGTATTGAAGCCTTAGATAATGAAATTGATAATATTATTCAGCTACTTGAAACGGACCGTTTTTGCTATAGATGTGAACCAAGATTAAGAATGTACCCAATGTTTCCAGGATAATGACTATATCTGAACGTTTAGAAATACTATCACAGGTTGTAAATGATGACAACACAGCGCGTAGAATTTCGCAAGCTGCCGCGTTTCAAGTTATAGCCGAATATAAGCAAAGAATATTTTTTTTAGGCTTAGATAGTTCAGGTAGTCAAATAGGTACTTATAGTGTTAATCCGTTTTATATAAACCCGCTTAGCCTTACAACTGTTTCAGCTGGTGGTATAAAGCCGCAAGGTAAAAACGGCCAATCGGTTTTCAAAAATGGAAACCCGCACAAAACAAAGTATTTGACACAGGGTTATAAAGAACTAAGAGATTTAACAGGTAGGCAATCGGGCACAGTAGATTTAAATTTTAGCGGTTCGTTATTTCAAAGTATAAAAGTAACTGAAAGCGGTTTAAATAGCGCCATTACTTATACGAATGATGAAATGGCAAATATAATGGAATTTAACGAAGATAGGTTTTCAAAAGATATTTCAACCGTATCAGACACAGAACGCGAATTAGGCGAAATAGCCGCAAGAAATGAACTATTAGCAATTTTAGAAGAAATAGATTTACTATAATGTACGTAACACAAAACATAATAACCGAACTAATCAAACAGATTGATACTGCAATGGCAGCCGTAAATGTAAACGTTCACGGTAATGGCATTGCTGTAAAAGATACTGCGGGACAAGTTGTTACTTTGAATGTTACGCAAAACGGCACACGTAATTATGTTGGCATCACAGACACCGCGAGAACGGGTTATTATATCCGTGTTAATGGTATTGTTTCGGAAACCCGAAAAGCCGCGAATACTAAGCGCGGAAGTTGTGGTATCGAATTGGATGTGCGTGTTCCACTTAAATTAGTTTTTTGGCATCTTTGCGCTGACCCGCGTATGCTGTTAGATAGCGTTAAATTTGCGCTTTACGGTGCTAACTTTAAGGGCGTTCAATGGCAATACGCAATCGTTAACCCGCGTTTGTTCCCGGTATCAAATGAAATATTACCGTGGGTTGTTTACGCTGCTGAAACAGGCAAAGACCCGAAAACGCTGCAAAGCCTAATGCAAATAGTTAGTTTAGATTTTGAATTACGATATGATTTTAGTCTTACTGAAAAATGTAAGCCGTTTGCGATATGTTAAGATTCACAATGCCGCCAAGTTTCGCTACCTTAGGTACATTGCAGGGGGTTGGAATAAATACCCCCTTTTTTTTAAAATTTAAAATTTTATTGATATGCCTTGCTGTAATTGTTGCGAAAAATCACTAAATTTGGGGTGTCTTAACGCTTGTAATGCCATTTATAATACAGGTATTGTTGTAGATGCGCTAACTGAGGGCACTTGGATTTTAGAATTGACGTTTGGTTCTGTAAGTATTTATTATAGTGTTGATGTTTTAGATGGTGAAACGGTAATATTTACGCTTACAAACCTAAATGAAAATTATACATATCAAGGACAAATAATTGACCCTAACGGCGAAATTATTACACTTGAAGTTGATGGTATAGAATATGATTGTATTGAATTTAGTACTAAAATAATAACAAATATATGATTGATATTGTAAAACTCGCAAACGGTAATGTAGCTATTTATGATAATAGCACATCTGATTTTATTAGCATGTTATCGCCCGATATTGTAGAAATTGAATGTAATGTTAACGGCACAGTTAAAGTTATTCAAGATAACGGCAATGTAGAATATTTCGACCCTGCAATGGTTGCAAATACTCAAGTATTACCAGCGGCTGCAATAGCATTTACAGGTACTTGCGCTGACCTTGCTTTACTACTAAGCACAGATTTTTTTTTTGTAGTTAGTGGCGGCGGTGGAACTTTAGCATCTGTTTTAGCTGGTGGTAATAGCGCTGGTTTGTATGACATTGATATGAACGGCAATGATTTGTTAAATGTAGGTTTAATAAATGGTGTTGCTTTTCCTCAAACATTACCTATCGAAATACAAGCAGCTGCGAGCGATGAAACAACAGCACTAACAACAGGCACGGCAAAAGTTACATTTAGGCTGCCGACTGCATTTACTTTGACAGCTGTTCGTGCTTCACTTACAACGGCTCAGGCTTCGGGTTCAATCTTTACGGTTGACATAAATCAAAACGGTAGTTCGGTTTTAGGTACTAAGCTAACAATTGACAATACAGAAAAAACAAGCGTAACGGCTGCAACGCCTGCAACTATTACAACAAGTGCGCTTACGGATGATGCAGAAATTACAGTTGACATTGACCAAATAGGAGACGGAACGGCAAAAGGTTTGAAAATTACTTTAATCGGAACGAGATGATAATAAATCCATACGCTTTCGGGGTAAGTTACGACCCCGATGCGCAAGCATTTTTCACGGCAAGTGGCTTAACAGGTGCGACAAATCTAACAGCCATTAATAATTTGGTTATTGCGCTGAAAGGCTACGGCATTTGGACAAAGATGAAAGCAATATATCCGTTTATAGGTGGTACGGCTGCATTGCATAAGTGGAACTTGAAAGACCCACAGGATACAAACGCTGCGTTTAGGTTAGTCTTTAATGGGGGATGGAGTCACGCAAGTACAGGAGCCACGCCAAATGGAGTTAATGGTTGGGCTAATACTTATTTTAATCCTGCAACAAATTCAATAGTTGCAAATTATAATCATATTTCATATTATAGTAGAACAAGCGCAGCAGGTAGTAATGCTTTAAATCAATTTTATGAAATTGGTATGTCTGGAACTAATGGTTTTACTAGTGATATATTCGGTTTATATTCAAGAAGACAGGGAGATACAGCAGCCTATGATTGTGGCGTATTTGTTAATAATAGAAATTCAGTTACTAATACAAATGGACAAGGTTTTTATTTAGGAAAAACAAATAATGATTTAACTTCTAAATATTATAAAAGTGGTACATTATTAGGAACTAAATCAATAACTGCTCAAAATCTTGCATCATATAATGTTTATTTAGGCGGTTTAAATGATTTAAATAGTATAATATATTATTCAAATAAACAATGCGCTTTTGCTTCAATAGGTGATGGCTTATCAGATACCGAAGCAGCAAATTTTTATACAGCAGTTCAAAATTTCAACACTGCGTTAAATAGACAAGTAGTTTAAAAATATATTTTTTCAAAAGAAAATAGATTTTTCAAAAGAAATAAATAAATTATAAATAAAAAAATTATGATACAAGTAGGACTTTTAACAGAATCACAAAAGAATGAGCTTGTCGGTCAGCTTTATGACGAGGACAGTTATTTCAACCCTATTCAGGATATAAATGATAACTGGATTATTTCAGTTGAAGAAATGGAATTTTGCGTCAATCCTGAGTTTATGTGGGTAAAAGATTTGCCCCTTATTCCGTACGAACCGAAGCCATCACCGCCATTTCCTCCAATATAATGCTATCACTACTAATCCTCATACCCATCGCCGCCTGTGCAATAGTGTTTTTACATTACTGCATAGGTTCACCGATTCAGGGTGAATACTACACAGGGCGCATATTTTCGTTTTATGGCGCTTTTATTTCTAAACGCTACTTAGACTTCGAAGCTAAAGAAAAAAACCGCGTATGGGCAAAATATAACGCATGGAAGCAAAAACGCGATAAGGAACTAAACGAGGAACTACAAAACAAAACAGCAAATGAAGCTGATACTATTTACAAAGAATATCTACAACAAGTAGAAACGGTTTATAACGATACAGAAAACAACATGAAAAATAACCCATGGTCAATGGCTGGCGCTTGTCCGATATGCTTTGGTACATGGGTTTCAATATTTACATTTACGTTCTTTATAATATTTGTTCCGCTGCCGTGGTGGTATATCTTCATAGGTACACCAGCGGCGGTTATTGTTTCACGATATATTAAACTTAGTTAATGGATTCCCTTGTTATTACCGCCGATTCGCTACGCCTTGCAAATGATTCGTTAAACTTCTTTATGCAAGTTTTACCCGAAATTAAACAACAACTTTGCATTCTAAAACCGCTTATTATTGGCCTTAGCTTTATGCTTTTAGTTGATTTTCTAACAGGCATTCGTAAAGCTAAACACCTTGGCGAAAAAATAAATAGTAAAGGCTTTAGACGTACAATTTCAAAAATGAACGATTACTGTTTGGCAATTGTCAGTAGTCAAGTTTTTACATGGATGTTTGATTTAGATTTTACCCTATCATACTATGTAGCCTTATTTATTTGTGGTATTGAACTAAAATCTGTTTATGAAAACGTATCGCAAACAACAGGCGTTAATATAATCGGTTATTTCAAAGGATTTATACCAACCCCTAAAGACTTAATGAAAAAGCCCGGTAAGGATACCGAGCCTAAATGATGCTTTGTTTTCATTGTTTTCCATGTGGGCCGCTGTCTTTTTTTGGCAGCGGTTTTTCTGTTTGTGCTAACTTATGAAAGTTTCTTAGCCAAAGTTCATTAACTATTATGTAGCCGTTATTAAACGTTTGATTATCACCTGAATCATACTTTTGTTTTTCAAACGTTTCTTCAAATGTCGGTAAATCTTTCATTTTCGCGCTATAAGTATTTCATGTGTTTCAAATTTAATCAATGCTGCTACTTGTATTATTTTATGATGTTCAAAATAATCATCTGCATCGTTTTCTATATCATCAACTATAATATTATCACGGTCCCACATAGCTAATTCGCAATGAAGCCTAAACCTATCAGACATAATTGATTTAAAC